ACCTAATAAACTCAATAGATTATCTAAAAACATAACTAACCTTAATAGACTTTTAGAAACTGAAGTACTAAAAGGGTTTAAAAACGTATCTAATAAAGCAAACCGTGCCTCAAAAAAGGCTTCAGCTGGTAGCTCATACAATGGAGCAATGACGACACCTGGTAAAGGGTTTGAGTTTTCTGGTGGTTATAACACCATATATAGAAACCAAACAAGAGGCCCTATGGGTCTATTAGGTAGAGGTGATAACTCCGGTAAAGATATGGAGCCTCACTTAAATACTTACTACCCTGACGAGCAATTATTATTAGGCGCTCCTGGCAAGCAAAGAAAACCTAGACAGCCAAAAGGCGCTACAATGGTAGTTACTTCAATGCTCGTTAAAAAAGCATTATTTGAAAGTGCAGTATTTAAAAATGCAATATTCAAAGGATCTAAAGGTGGATTGGGTGGTAAAAGCGATAAAGATAAAAAAGATACGAAAGATAAAAAAGATAAGAGCATTGAGACAACTCAGTACAGTGGTAGTTTAGGCGCACGCCCTGAAGTTGAACAAAAGTTTCAACGCTTGTTCCCGGACGTAATATCTATAGTTAAAGGACAACGCAAAACACAGCAACAATTTTTAAAGCAAACTCCCCAACAATTATTTAAAGAACTTAGAAAAGCTGGATTAGCTCCACAAGAAGCAAGACGACAAGCAACACGACAAGCAAGAACTCGAAATATTGGAGCTTCGGCAGAATCGGGATTTGATGTAGCAAAAGAACAAGTAATGTCAGGATTTACAGATTTTGGTGTTCCCGATTCTATGGAAGCACAATTTTTACGTGGAATTCGAGGCTTGAAAAGTAGTTTTAAATCTCGTAGACGAGAACTGTTAGATCCAGAACAAACAGAATCAAATTTTGGAACAAAAGACAGACCGTATAGACCAATAACACAACCAATTCCAGGACAACTAAGACTACCCCCAGGTCTGAAAAAGCTTCCTGCACCAACAGACTTACTCAGAACTGACGATAAGATAAAGCAAAAGAGTGACAAGACTAGAAATGTAACCTTGGCTAATATATTAAAAGCTATTAAAGGTGTCAAAGGTGGCGGTGGTGACGGTGGTGGTATATTTACAATGCTTAAAAGATTACCAGGATTATTAATGCCTTTCCTTAGAACTGCAGGAGGATTAATAGCCTCAGGTGCAGGGTCATTAATATCAGGTGCAGGTTCATTGATATCAGGTGCAGGAAGTGCAATAGCCTCAGGTGCAGGTGCTGTAGCCTCAGGTGCAGGATCATTACTCGCAGCAGGTGGTACAGCCGTTGGTGCAGCAGGAGCAGCTACAGTCGCTGGTGTAGCTGCAGCAGCCGGAGCTATAGGCGCAGGTATTGGATTGACGATTAACGAAGTCATGGAAAAGAAATTTCCCGAAGCCGATAAAGCTGTTAGCGGTTTCTTCGAAGGTGTAGGAAGATTTTTTAGTGGTGACTTAGATGATATCATGAAAAACAATGAAGCTAATTCTAAAAAACTATTAGACCAAAACCTTAGACTATTTGGTACAGAATCTGTTAGGCTTGAAAAAGAAGCAGATAAGCTAAAGCAAGAAGCTAGATCTGCAAGAAACGAAATATTTGGTTTAATTGGTGGTGATGAAAAAGAGGCTATAAAACTCGAAGCAAAAGAAAAAATATTACGAGCACAAGCATCATTAGCTGGTAGAAAGTTTTATTTAGAAAATAAAACCGTATCATCAAAAACATCACCATTAATAAAGCAATCAATTACAGAACCAACGTCAGAACCTCTATCTAAAGTAGAGATAGATTCTAAAGATACAAGAAAATCCGAGAAAGAAAAATTTGCTGATTTCTTACTAGGTGAATTTATAGATACACTTGTAACTAAACTAAATGTTGGTGGAGGTGGTGATCAGCAAATGCCTAATAACACAATAGGAATCAACCCTAACGGATAGGAATAAATTATGGCTTCTCCACAGAAAATAAACAAAAAGAACATACACTTATTCGACGATACTTCTCGTACAGAAGGTGCATTATACAATAATAAAGTTACAATCATATCGCACGGATCTAATAGTGCTGTAATCGTAGGCTATCTTTCAGATCCTTTTAAGTGGAATATGTCAGCCTCGTGGAAAGGAATGTTTGAGGGTTTTGGTAAATTTTCAGTCATACAAAAAAGTTTTGAAGTGACAGGTGAACAGTTTTTAAATCAAGGAATATTTACTCGTAAAATATATAAAGGAAATGCATATGTTGAACTACCTTTAAAATTTAGAGTGACTGATTATAACGGCACTGGAAACGTAATGCAATATTCTCAAGCACTAGCAAACGCAATGCTCCCTCACCATTCAGATATTATTGTAGGTTCAGCCATTAATACAAAAGCACTCCCGACAAAAGACAATGTACAAAGTGGTGACATACGAACATCAAAAGTTGGAACATTACTTGATACTGCAGGTGGAACAATAGCTGCAATCCTTAATGTCGGTGGTGAACTAACACAAAAAAATAGTGACATGGAAGCAGCACTAGACAAAGCTGAAGGGCCAAGATCACCAACAGTATCTGTAACAGTCGGAAATTTATTTTCAAACCAATCTATGATAGTTGAAAGTGGTAGTGTTACTTATTCAATAGCACAAGTTAAAAATCCTGCAACTGGCGCTTTAGCTGGGCCTCTATACGCAGACTTCGATGTTAAACTAAGTGCAAGATCAGTGAAACCTAAAAATCAATCAGGTGTTCACGGCAAACCAAGTTTTTATAACGTATCAATAAACAGATAAGAGGATCGTATGGCAGATAAATATAGCAGAACAAATTTTTTTGATAAAAATAATATAGACGGCATCCTTGAAAATGACCTTATATCTAATAACTTCAATCAGACTCGTTTCGAAAGAGCTAAAACATTTTATACAGTCAAATCTCAAGACATCCAGAGACCTGAGCTGTTAGCTAATAAAAATTATAGTAAACCCAATCTATGGTGGTTCACTATGAAGTTTAATAACATTGATGATATCTGGAATGACATGGAACCAAATGATTCGCTAACATTACTTAATGAGATGGACATTGAAGATTACTATAAAGACTTCAGGAAGAAAAAATAATGGCCGATAACAATATCAAAAAAATTAATAACAAAGCTTCACTGACAGCCACGGTTAATTTTTACTCACTTCTTACCATAGGTGAAGTAGACGTTCCGTCAGAAAGTATTCTAAACCTTCATTTGTATGAATGGATATTTGACATTATACCCAGAATTGACATCGTATTAAATGACAGTGGAACTTTTAATGAGAAGTATCCAATTGTTGATGGTACACCAATTAAGCTAGAATATTCTATAAACGAAGATACTGAAAATTTAATAGTAGTTAACTTTGTAGCAGAATCTGTATCAATAGAAAATAGTAATACTGGTGAAAATACATCATCATTAGTTCGAATAGTTGGAGTGTTGAAGAATAACAAATTATTATTCCCTTTAATAAGCCAAGCCTTTGAAGACCAGCCATCATCTAAAGTAATAGAAACTATCGCTAAGAACACAGGGTTTACCCCTGACATAAGAATACAAACTTCAGACAACATGACCTGGCTTCAAACACATTTATCTAATGGTGAAATGATAAAAGATATAACCGATAGAGCATTCTTATCCGAAGCTGACTCTGTATTCTGCTTTACAAACCGTAATAGTGAAATGGTATATACCAGCATAGAAACTGAAGCCGCAAACGAATCAAAATTCATTGCAATGTATTCAGCATTAGCAACATCACATCCAGGAAACATGCCTGAAGATGACGCAACCAAAGAAGTAATAACATATAATAGCTTAGACTATAAAAGCCTAGCACCTATTGTTAATAAAAATATGGCCTACGGTTCAAACGTATCATATTATGACGGCAATAACAACACTTCAATAAATTTAGACAGTGACATCCACTCGATGTCAACCACTTCGTTAAAAAACAAAGCGCATGCAGGTGAGATAGTTGATCATAATGTATATGGAATAGAAAATAACGTACATCAGAATTATTTTAGAAGTCTTTCAGAAAACAGATACATTAAACAAGGCTTCTTCTCAGCCCCTATTATGATTAATTCGAAACCAAATAACAATCTCAACCTATTTGATAAGATCGATTTAACAGTTAACTCACAAGATGGACTGTCAACAAATGATGTTCTTTCAGGAAAATATCTAGTTGGTGGGATCGTACATCACTTTTCTAAAGATGGTATATATAATACATTACTCACAGTATTCAGAAATGGATTAGAGCCACCTACATTTGATAAGGATTTTGAACTCAATTTGACATCCTAAGGATTACAGCATGAACGAAAATAAGTTATTAAGATCAAGACTTACAGAACAAATAAATGACTCCCTTAAAAACTTCATAGATCAGCAACACCCCAACGCTGAGAAAAAACTATCATTCTATTCTGGACAAGTAGTCGATAACAACGACCCCGACCAACAAGGAAGAGTTCGAATACGAATTTTTGGTGTGTTCGATGAAGACATTCCTGATAATAACCTCCCGTGGGCAATACCAGACTTTAACTTCATAGGTAGTACACTCGGTTCATTCGTAGTCCCACCACTAGAAACTTTAGTTAAAGTCTATTTCGAGAACGATGACATCTATTTACCTCGCTACACAACTAAAGTACTTAAGAAAGATCAGATGAATGATTCACATTTTATTGCTGGTCTTACTGAAAATTATCCTGATTCAATGATATTTTTTGAGACAGATACCGGAGAGTATTTCAAGATCAATAGAGCTACTAATGTAACAACCTATAGACACTCATCAGGATTGATGGTAGACATAGATGCAGATGGTAATCTAAAGATCGACAATACAGACATAAGCATTTCATCTAACCCAAATAATGCAAGTGACTCATCAAAGATAGGAAACATTACATTAAACATCAAAAGTAATCTCGATATCAATGTCGGTGGTGATATGACTATAATGTGTGAAGGTAAATTTAAGGTACAGTCTACTGAGAATACTATAAAGGCTGAGAACCTTATCAATCCTTTAGGTGCTAAGAATAAAATCATAGGCCCTGATAGCTTTAACTGGGTTCCTAATACATTAAAAGTTGATCCATATACAACAGCTCCACATGGTGGAGATATAGGCATACCACCATGTGGAAGTATAACAGGAATTGAGTAAATGATTATATTGAGAAGATTCATGATAGCTAATATCGTAGCTAATATAGCTCCTTTAATAGTAACCCCAGGTACAACACCACTTCAGTTTAAACAGGCTACCAATCAAGGTATAGCAAATGCATTATACTTCTACTTAAATTTGCAGAAAATAATGCTATTACCCCCTGTTTTTCCATCAGTTGGTGTCATTGCTACTGCCCCTCCTATACCAGGAGCAGCTATGTGTTCAATGAACGTGGTCATACCACCACCAGCCACCCTTAAAACGCTTTTAGATACAGTTGTAGGCCCTGGAATTGCAAACCCTGTACCTGACAACCAGTTTTATCAAGCGATCGCTACGTGGCTCTCATCACCCCCTATGGTGACATCAATTAATACACCCTTCTCTATACCCCCAACAGTCTTTGGTACTTCAGTTGTTAACTTCCCATTAATGCCTATAATGGGAACAGTATCATTTTATAGCATGCTTGCAGCAGGTGCAGCAGGGTTATTTTCTGACCTAGCATCACTAAATCCATTAGAAGCACCATTTGAGATACTGTCTAACTTTATATTCGCAGGTTTCTTAGCTAATTTCATAACTCCTGTAGCTACTACTGGCATAATAGGCTCTGCATATTCAGGAATGACGTTTCCTTTCTGGTTAATGCTTGATTGTCCAGACTTTCCAGTAGGGATAGCCTGTAAAACTGAAGTACTCGCTGAGATGTTAAGTCTATTTGGTATGAGTGATCTGTCAGACGAGTCTATTATAGCAAAACAACAAGAAATATTAGACAATCTTGTCGATCAACCAGTAGATAATGGTAAATGTTCTATCATATATAATGCAGACACTGACAGTTACACCCCAGACCCATCATGTGATGATGAATTTATCAATAATGTAGTATCTGCAGGATGTGATCCTGACTCAGATGACTCTATGTGCTGTATAGATAGTGGTAATGGTATAGATTCAGAATCATTTGATGTACCTATAGGTGAATATCTATTAGGAATACCTGAGACATCAGCTATATCCGATACAGTATTCAAGACTATACCAGATGATGCTAGAGAGGTAATAGAAGATAACCCTACAACAACCAGTTTATTCGAAGGTTTACCAGATGAAACCGCCAATGCATGTGAAGATCTACTCAATAATGCAGACATAGATAACATTAATACTAACTACGACAACATAGACTCTAATGCTTTAGCTACCCCCGTAGTAGTGGACGGCATACAGGAAGCTGAATTAGAATTTGCAAATATAAATATAAGTGTATTAGAACCAACAGTAACAGGATTCTTTATACAACCTGAAGAACCATTTGAAGGTATCGACCCTACAAGAGTAGTGATTACCAATAAATCGTGAGGATAACATGCCAGACGTAACTTTACCAACATTTTATTTTGATACCGCAATATTACCTGCAACTAATTCATTGTTATCAATTTCGGAACCAACAGTAACAGCAATATTTACACAACCAATAGAATCATTTGAAGGTATTGAACCTACTTCAGTTGTAGTGACTAACCCAACATAAGGAAATATATCATGGGAGCATTCTCACCAGAAGTAATTTATTGCCAAATGGCAGAACAGATCTATGAAGAAATAGTTGCGACTATTAAAACTGCACTATCTATTCCCCAATTAGCTTACAGATCTTTTATAAGCATTCTTAAAAGAATATTTTCAGTCATATATGCAGCTATAGAAACCGCTATTGTTATCATAGAACAACAAGTATTATCTATACTTAATGTAGACGCATTAGACCTTCTAGACATAAAAGCAAACTTTTGTGAAGTACTGAGTCAATGTGAAGCATTAATTGATTTTATTTTAGCACCTGACAGTACATTATTAGGCTTAACTGACGCACAAAAGATCGCTGCTAGAGAAAGTTTTGAGAATTTTGAAGAATTAGTTTGTAGAACATCACTAAGAAGTCTACTAGAAAACTACACAGATGAATTACTCGATAGAATCAGTGAGCAACTTGATGCATTAGAGCAACAATTACTCGACCAAGATATATTTCAATTAATAGAAGAATACCTAGAAGAATTAAGAAACCTGGGAATATTAGATTTATTTGATACCTTAGATCCTTTTTTCCAATGTGCATTCGCCCTTTGTAATTTCGCAGTAGCTGGAACTCGTCAAAAGGAAGAATTCCAAGACTTACTACAAGTTCAGAAAACTAGTGGACGTTATTTCCTAACAGTAGATCCATTCGTAGAAAGTATTGTAGAAAAAGATAACGATTTAAAACAAAGAATCGCAAATTTACGACGAGAAATCCTATCAAAACAACCACCAAGAGGTGTTCCTGTAGACGAAACTCTTTCATAATATAAATAATTGAAAAAGGTTTTTTATGTCTAACGGTATCTTACATCCAGGCTCTACTTTAAGGAACGATTTTACGAATCCTTATGCATACGATTTGTCAAAAAACATATTAACTGAAGTAGAAGTTATTAATGACAAAGCTATCAACGTATCTATAGAAAATATACTCCTTACCATATTTGGTGAGAGAGTTTTCGTATTATCTTTCGGATCATTACTTCAGTTGAGTCTTTTCGACGCTATAACAGAATCAGACGCTGTAGGTATATTCGAGAGTGTATTAGACGCTATAGAAGCCTGGGAAACCAGAGTAATATTAGACAGACAAAACGCAAAATTAGATCTTTTTCTTGATAACAACACCATGTTACTTCAGATTCCTTACACAATTAGAAATAGTGGCATTCAAAGTAATTTTAAAAAGAAAGTAATATTATAGGACAATGGGAGTAACAATGGCTAACGGAAATAACAGCTCAAGTAATGTTGGTAACTTTTTAAACTACACCAACCTAACATTCGATGAAATTAGAAGTGATATCTCAAACAGATTGGATGCAGATCCCAGGTTTGAGAACTTCTTAGAAAGCTCAATATCTCAAACAATCATAGAGATATTTGCAGCAACTACAGATTTAACGAACTACTATCTAGAACGAAGAGCTGAAGAACAGTATTTTGATACTGCACGGTTAAAATCTTCAGTTATTGTATTAGCTAAGATACTTGGCTATATAGTTACAAGACCTATCCCAGCTTCGAGTTCACTCGAAATCGTTATAAAAGGGCCACTACCCTCAGGTTTAGAGGCTGGTGATGAGGTATACTTTCAGAAGTTTAATACCAAGTTCCAACACCAAGGCTTCCCATACATCTTAACTAAGACGTATAAGTATATTTTTACCGCTAATGATATTGCAGACGGTACAAGTAACCCAGCATTTAGAAAAACAGTTAACGTAGCCGTTACGAGTGAATCAGATTTAGTACTTAATGAATTCGGTAATGTACCTCTTTCAGCAACCGAACCAATTGCTATCCTCCAAGGTGAGATTATAGTTCAAGAAGTTCCAGGTAGCGCTAACTCACAAGCCGGACAAATATTTCAAAAGTATATTATCCCAGACAATCGATTCTCAAACCTATACGGCACAGAAGATCTTAACTATGATACTGACACTGCAGTCTTTGACCTTGTCGAGGGGTTAACTAAAGTAGGTGTAGGCCCAGATGAAGATACCGCTTTAGATACAGAAGATAACTTATTTGCTATAGATAGACGATCATTACTTACAAATCCAGAAGTATTAAACCAAACTCAGACTTTAGTTGTACCGAAGGTATGTTTATTAAGAACAACTCCTAAAGAAGAAGTAGAACTATTATTCGGTGATGACTTGATATCTCAGATTGGCGCTAGAACAACCTCTGACAATATATACATTCAATACTTTGCTACAGATGGAACTACACCAAATAAAGTAGGCGTACAAACTGAACTAGTCCAAACAAGTAACACACTTGAAGTGATTGGAAAGCCATCTTTATTAATAACTAAGAATTTTGAGTTTAGACTTAATAGTAACATCGTTGGCGGTGCTAACTTGGAAAGTATGGAGTCTATTAAAGTAAATGCCCCTTCCCTATTTCAGTCACTTGACAGATTAGTATCAAAGCAAGACTATGTTATATTTCTTAAGTCGTTAACATCACCAATAAATGTCAATAATGCTTTAGCTTGGGGTGAACAAGAAGAAGTTGAAGCCCTTAACAAGGCAGGCATCCAAACTAGAGCACTTGTAAAATTATTTAATATAGTATTTTTCTCAGTAGTTGGTGACTTATATCTATTGCCTCCTGGTGGACAGTACTCACCTAAAGACTTAACTACTGCCGATAGCTCTAGCTACACAACAACAATACTTGAGGGTGACTATTTCCTAAGTACAGATGAAAATCCAAGTTTTGGTGAGCAGACTTATTTTAACGTTTACATTAAAAACTCATCTACAAGTTGTGGTGGTGGCGTAATAGAAGCACTTAACGATCAGGAAAGCTTAAATGCAATAGAGAATGTAAGAAAAGTAGTTGCCGATCTTCAGACACGAGCACAGATTACAACTAAGAACTTATACATGTCTCCAATCATTCAAAAGTATGGTATTGACGGTAACGTTTACCTCCGTAACCTAACAAGCATTAACGATCTTAGAACTAGAGTTAACAATCAGATCTATACATTCTTAAACGATAATGCTGACTTTAATGTACCTGTATTCATATCTAACATCGTAGAAATTATAGAGAACAACAGAGAAGTTATCAATGCAGATATTTCTTTCGAACCTCTCCCTGTAACATCAGGTACATATACTCCGGTGACAGATCTATCTACAGACCCTGACATAGTAGGTACTGGTCTAGTCCCATTAGCGTATGAACCAACCTTAGTATCATTGATAGAACAAGCAATATTTGAGTATCAAACGAACAGACCAAACGCTTTTTTAGGTTCATTGCCAATAGATTCTGAATATTATGATATATCAGACTATAAACAGATTGAATTAGAAACCCCACCATTTGCAGTCGGTACTTGGTCTACATATGAATCAGGTGAAATACGAACTGCAGGAATAACAGAGAGAACATTTTATCAAGAACTAATGGATAACATGTATAATAACAAATTGAACACTCCTGTAGCGGATGCATATAGAGATTCTGATTTTTTCAGATCATTCACTTCTAGATTAAATAAAACAATGAAGGAAGCAATTAGAAACAGTATGAGAGATAGTAGCGGTAACATAACAAACTATTCATTAGCTTTAGAAATAGTTCAAATGGTATCTAACATCACATACAGATATAAGTTATAAATATAAAAAAGTATACTCATACTAAGGACAAAAAATGGCTGACGAAAAAATATCCGACTTAAATGTCGCAGGTGCTCTAGCAGGAACGGAGCCTTTAGCTATCGTTCAAAATTCTGAAACAAAAAAAATTAATGCGGTTGATCTACTGGACTTAAGTTTAAAACAACATTCCGATCTTGGAGATGTTACTTCAGTTGACACCCATGTCAGTGCCACACCTAATCATAATTTATTTATTGGTGAATTTGCAGGACAAGACAACACAGGAAGTGACAATATATTTTTTGGTCTTAATGCAGGTAGGGCTTCCACATCTACATCACAATCTGTAGTTATAGGAACCAGTGCTGTAGCGGACGGTAATGCAAGCGGAGTTTACATCGGAAATAGTGTATGTGGACACGGAGGTGGTACTACAGAGGTAATAATTGGTACTAGTGCTGCATCTGGTCAATCGTACGACGGCCAGGGAAATCTTATAATTGGACAATACGCAGGAAGAGCACTTGAAGTCGTACTCCGCAATACTATTGTTGGAACTGAAGCCGGATCTGGTTTCACTGGAAGCCATCTCCCTGGTGGTGATGTTGGCGGTGGTGGTGGATGGTATAATACTATTATGGGCTATAGGGCAGGTGTTTATGCTGACGCTTCTAGTTCTGTATGGATTGGTGATTCTGCAGGACGTAATACAAGTGCATCTTATTCAGTTATGATTGGTAGAGATGCAGGTCATGATAATGCAGGTGATTACAACGTTGCAATAGGTATAAACTCTGGTTATAACTCTACAGGTGCAAATAATACATCATTAGGTTCAGATACTTTAGTTGAGAATCTTAGCGGTCATGACACAGTTGCAATTGGGTTTGAGGCATTTAAAGAAAACTCAAATACAAATTCTGTAGCAATTGGATCAAAAGCAGGAGCTAGTGCATCAGGCATGTATCACACTTTAGTTGGTAGTTATGCAGGTGTTGCTACTGATGAACATTCAAATACTTTTATAGGGTATAAATCTGGATATTTAGCATCAGGTAACTCCAATACTGGTATTGGTGCAAATGCATTTAGCAGTGGTAACGGATATGATGTTGTCATGATAGGACAAGGTGCAGGAAAATATTCTCAAGGTGATAATAATATCGCAATAGGTGCACTCGCATGTAGTGACGCAGGATTTACAGGTGAGTTAAATACTGTGATCGGCTCGCATGCAGCTAAAAGTCTAACAATCGGAAATCACAATGCAATAATTGGAACTAGTGCTGGATGCGGTTTAACATCTCAAGATGATAATACGTTTGTTGGTATGGGTTCAGGCGGTTCATCATCTGCAAATAAATGTACACTGATAGGTGGAGAAGCTGGTAATAATTCAATTGGAACTCAATGTGAGTTTATAGGATATAGATCTGGATTTAATAATACGGGCACGTTAAATGTTGCCATAGGCTCACAATCAAGCTTCAATACAACTGGCGATCAAAACGTAGCAATAGGTAGTAATTCATTATTTAGTAATATCGGTGGTAGCGAAAATGTTGCCATTGGTTATGTTGCATTGCAAATACCAACAGCTGTAAATAGCAATGTGGCTATAGGCGCATATGCAGGACAGAACATAGCAGGATCATCAACATCCAATGTATTAATTGGTCATAAGTCAGGACAAAATTCATCGGGATCTCAAAATGTCGCTATTGGTGATAATACATTAAACAGTACTGTAGGGTCTTCAAATGTTGCTGTAGGATGGAATACAATGGCTTCCTCATTATCAGCTGACTTTAACGTATCTATCGGTAGTTTCGCTGGCGAATCACTTCTTGGTGATAGAAACGTCATGATAGGATATGGGGCAGGAGCTGCTAACACATCTACAAGTGGGTGTGTTAAAATTGGTTATGATGCAGGTAAGACTCTAAGCGATGATAATACACTTATTATACATAATTCAGACTCAGCGAGTCCATTGATATCTGCAGACTTTTCATCGGGAGTATTTGACCTGAATGGCTCATACTCTGTTAATGGAACACCAGGAGTAAGTTTCTCAGGTGCAGTATCAAATATAACAGTAGTAAACGGATTAGTAACAGCAGTTTCATAATAGGATAAATCATGGCGTTTAATTTTATATTAAAAGAAGATGGTGGACACCTTCTTCAAGAAGATGGTGTTTCGAATCTTATTCTTAATGAAATACAACTACCCCAAAAAATTAATTTGGAAGTTAAACGTACTGTAGCGACAAGTACTGACGTTGAGTACACATTTAGAATTACATCTCACGACCCAGTCGAATCTATTGATCTATCAAACTATAGAATCGTTCAGTACCTTAACACTAGATGGCCTGGTTCACTCACATATGGATTAGGTCAAGTTCCAACACCATTCGGTGGTGCTGGCCCTGGTCTAGCTGTATTCGCAGCCCCAGACGATATTGCATTTATAACTGAAGATAAACCACCCCACATATACCCAGAACGAGATAGATTTTCAATTAAAAGAGCAACTAGATTTGTTCAAGGTACATTACCGTTATCAGGCTCTGGTTATGAAGGTAACTCAATCACAACACACCATGGCGTTAATACATGGTCTACAAATTCAGATACAAGATATGATTACGAACCTGAGCACTGCTATACCGCTACTACAGCTACTGACTTTGAAGACAACCATACATTCGTATTAGAATTCAATGGGACAGAAACTAAGACAAATCCAACGTCTCCTGACTGGGCTATTGTTACCGAATATATAACCTCAGCAACTATAGACCCAGAGACTTCAGTTTACCCCTTAAGTGCAGACGGTGACAATACAAAAACATATAATAGAATAGTATACCCAACTAAAGATAATATTATAAAAGAGTTATTCCCAGCGACAGTTTTTAATAGTGATCCTTTACACTTACTACGTAAAGGCCCTGGTGCAAATGTGAGAATACTAGAATACTACCCTATTAGCGTTCCATTTAGAGATCAAGTTCTTGCACTAGGAACTTCTGCAGAAAGCTTAACAGACGTTAGAGCAGCAGAATTTTGGAAGTATACAGTTAATACTTTTACTGCAACTACAATGGATCTAAATATGTTATCATCAGATTTCGATTCATCAACAGCGACATGGAATACTGAAGTTGACAACGTTAGCGCCAATATGTCAGACACTAATTTTACAGGTTTATCAGTCCATGACAATCTTGAATTTGCAAGATGGGAAATAACAGACAAAGACATTATTAAATCATGGATGATTCCAACCACATCAGCAAATAATAAAGGCGTAGTTACAAAGTATGAAGTTGAATCTTCACCAGTTACAGAAGGCCCATATTTTTCGTCGTTGGAAACAACATTGGGAAATGAAACTAGACCAGCATTTGTTATTAACACTAATTTTATTCTAGGTGGTGAACAAATTTGGACTGGTGCAATAAATTCTAACTGGTCTAATCCTGGAAACTGGCAAAATAATGAAATACCAAGCATAGGATCAGTAGCAGCTTTTGATGGTGGTGTGTCAACAGTCCCATGTGTATTAGACTCAAACCAATCAGTATATAACCTAACATCAAATGCAGGTAGTGGAAGTATAAACTTATCGTCATTCGATTTGACAATTGAGGGTAGTATTTGTGACTTTAATGGATTCAGTTCATTGACACAAGAAACAGGAGGCAAATTAATATTAATAAACTCATGCGTATTAAATCTAGGTCAAGAATTTGCTACCGCATCTTTGCAAACATTGGAAATAACAGAAAATGCACATGTAAATTATTTCGCAGATAAATCTCTGAGATTGACTGAAAACTTTAATGTCAGTGGTACATTTATGATGCATTCTAATCTTACATTAGATGGGGCGCAATCATCGTTTGGTGAAAATGCAATTATAGATTCTGAAAGATCTGGTTCTACAGCATTGTACACAATAACATTATTCGGTGGTTCACTTTCAAACACAGGCACTTTAAATACTAAAGTTCATTATACTTTTTCTGATAATGTAATAACTGGAAGATTTTATGGGGGAAAAGTATCAGTATCTAACGATGGCAGTCCTTTCGCTTCAACTACAACTATGACATTTGGAGATGGACAACATACATACCTTGATGGCCTCTTTATTAATAGCTCTCAACAAGGTAGCTTATTAGTAATAGATGCCTCAGCCAACGACCCAGATATATTAATGTTACAGGGATCAGGATTACTTACAATAGCAACAGGTTTTCCACCTGAAGATGAACTTATATTTTTAATGGGATCAAAAGATTGGATAATATCTACAGACCAACTAGATTTAGCATTTGTAGATAGTTTCGATTTAGGTGGAGGTGGTGGTTTTTACGTAAATGGTGATACTACTAGTATAATGTCCCCACTAACAGATATCATAATGCCACCATTAACAATAAATTCATCAACTGAAGTAATTGATATTAATAATAACATATACACACAAAACTTTACAATGAATATAGGGTCAACAGTTAATTTTAATCACTTTAATATTAGTGCAGTTGATGCAATCAATATATCAGGAAATTCAGACTCAGTAAATCTATTATCTGGAACTTCTCTCGCAGCATCTAACATAAATATTGTTGGAGATCCTTTAGATTATATAGACTTATCGACTGAAGAGTTTTGGTATATAAGTGCATCAGATACATTAGATGTTGTTCATGTTGATTTAAAATCTTCAGATGCATCTGGTGGTGTAACTGGTATAGCAATAAGATCAAATGATTTGGGAGAACCATAATGCCACAAAATATTAATTGGGATTTCCAACAGAATACAGACATATATCCACCAGTAATTACATTTTCTAATTCTCAACCAGAATCTAAAATGATTATAGAGGGTACAGGATCTGTACATGTTAGAATAAAAGATAGTAACCCTATTGGGACAAGTATTAATATTATCACTTCCGCTGGATTTGTCCTTACATCGGAAAGTTTAGGTGAAATAGATTACAGCAGTTTTGTTGAAGTTGCTGTAAATGATGTCGAGTTCGATGTCATTAACATTTCAGCAAGTGGTGACGTTATAGTTTCAGCAAGTGATATCTATGACAACAGCACAACAGCAGCTGACGGTAAATGGTACTTTAGTTGTGTAGACCCTTTAGATGATTCTTTAGATAATAACAGACTTATAAACTTAACAAACTTCTTACCTCAACACTTGGTTGAATCTGAAGTGTTTGATTTTATGAAGTTCTTTCAAGACTATGAAAATACAATGTATGAAGTTGGTAATGATTGTGAAGGTCATTGTCATATATCTATCCTTAAAAAGATAGAAAGACTAACCACATTGCACGACGCAGATACGATAGATGAAGAATATATCCAATTTCTAGCCTCTTTTATGGGATATGATGGACTGGACGTAAACAGAACTGACATTGGATCGTTTAGAGTTGGTGATGTCGATGCAGATGATATTGATAACCTTACACCGGATCAAATTTGTACCTTAGAAAAACAAGAGGGAGAATACCTACGATTTGTAGTAAGAAACTTACCAAACTGGTATAGAATAAAAACTACAGATAATGCGGTCAAGATAGCATTATTTTCATTTGGTATCATCGGAGAGCTTGAAACACTTTTTACAAATGACTATGATGAAAACTGGCTTGCTGAAGATAAAAAAGATGGTGTTGATATATCAACTGAATTTGGCGTAAATCGTCAAGACTATTTTCCATCACCACACTTTGTAATCGTAGTAGATACTAAAATAACCCTCCCAAACTGGATCAATAATATTGATCGAGTAAAAGACGCTGTTAATTCAATAAGACCCATAAATACTGTATTTGAAGGTATAAACTCTCGATACGATATGGATCTTATAACAGTAGGTCTTAATGGTAATGGTGCCCAAGCTGGCGTAATGATCAAAAACAACATTCAAGTAGCGTGGAACAAACCATCAGCTAATTTATAAATAATAATAAATACAATAAGATATTGACCAGGAGTTATACATGGCAGATGTTATAATCACATCAGCAGGATTGGATGCAGTAATTAATCAATCATTACCGAAGTTTTCCATTAAATATTTTTTGCCTATATATGACCAAAGAATAGATCCTGAAATACATACAGCACTAAGTGCAGGGCTTGCCACAGACGTGATCCCTTTGTTAAACGCAGCATCTAGTGCAGATACACACGAAACATTAATAGGTGAAAAACTATGGAACTTTGAAAATATAGGTTTCACCTCTGCGTACGATTTGAATGATAGCGAATACTTTGTGTATGAAGAATCAGGTACTTCAGTTAACCTTGTAACTGGACTTGTTCAAACAACATCTCAATCAGATACAGCACCTATAAACATTTTAGTAGATAACGCAGATCCACTTATTATTCACCCACTAAGCAATATGGTGAGTGGAACCAATATACCGGAAGCAAAATATAATAATGTTCCTGGTGATTTTTTCTACAACTCGCCTGTAGAGATAATCTCATCTGCATCAGAAGTATCACAGATTGCAGATAGAGATCTATTATGGGGTGGGGTAGTATATGCCCCAGCAAACCCAACACCAGACAATCAGATTGCGACATTTCAAGCAACTGTTGGTATAAAGAACGGTAGCCTTAAATTTAACAAGGGCGCTTTTTATATACAGAAATTGCTTAGTGATGGAACAACAGATAACACGTATAATCCAGTGTTATTTGGTGAAGTATTATTCAATAAGACTCAATATGTTAGAACTGATGGTAATGGATCAGGATCAGTAGATATAACTCTAGCATTAGATTTTATTATAGACCCAGGAAATGAATTATTTATAGCTACAGATGACTGGGTTAAAACACCGCCAGTATCAGGCGCTCAGAACGGCTTATTTTATCACGGTGATGTAGCTATAGGTACATCAGGATTTAGTGGCTCATGGGAACCTAGAGCTGGTTTAGAGATAACAAAAGAACATGAGCCACAACTAAAGTTAACCAAAGATTATACTTCTAAATCTGCTACATTTGAAGTATTAGATTCTGGTGCATTGCACATAGAAACATCAGGATCAGCACCAAATTTATCATTTGGTTTTGGAACCTCTGCGAGTGGCAATGCTTCAATAGCTATGGGTTATGAGACATCAGCAGATGACTTTGCGTCATTTGCAACAGGATATAACACTGCAGCACTTAGTGTGCATGATACCGCAATGGGCTATGTTACTCTTGCATACGGATCTAATTCATTTGCAATTTGTGATAGAACCATAGCAGAAGGTGGTAATAGTGTTGCAATGGGATCTCTAGCTGTTGCAGCAGGTCTTACTTCTTTTTGTCATGGGAGTAATGTATTTACATCAGCACCTAGAAGTGCTATTATTGGCGCTTCTTCTAGTATCATATCAGCTACAGGATCTGGTAGTTCTATATTGGGAGGCCAAAACCATAGCATAGATAATAATTTTAGTGTAATTGCATCTGGTGCACGATGTAATATAATTAGTGGTGGTCAATACGGATCTATATTTGGTAGTTGGAGCAGTTCTATTTCTGCAGAGTCTGAATATTCTTCTATAATTAGTGGTCAATTAAATACAATTGAAAACAACTCTTTGAGATCTACCATAATAAACGGTAGTAATAATACAATTAATTTTAACTGTACTGATGCAACAATCATTGGCGGTCAAGATCATATTATAGATAATGGAGTGGAAGGTTCATCTATTATTGGTGGCTTTAATAATTTAATATCACAAGATGCAGAAAATTCATCAATTCTAGGTGGTGAAAATAACTTTAACTATGGTTTCAACTCTTCTGTAGTTGGTGGTAAACAAAACCTCATATCAACAGATGCATTATTTAGCTCAGTAATAGGTGGTCAACATAATGCAATTAAATCTACCAACAATAATTCACAAATTATTGGCGGTCAGTATAATACTATTGAAGATGGAGCCAGTGGACAAAATATTATAATATCTGGTAAATTGAACACTATAAAGGATTATCCAACTGGTGGACTTAACAGTAATTATGGATTTATATCTAGCTCTGTTTATGCAAGCTCTTTTGGTTATAGCAATTCGATGATTAATGCTAGTTATTCTGTAGTATATGGTCACTCTAATAACGTAATAGGGCCTTATAATACTATAGGTACAGATGCTGGTGCTGATAGTATATCTCGTTTTAGTAATGTAATTGGAGAGGGTAACTCAGTATCTGCATCTAACAATCTTGCTATCGTTGGGTCGTATACTGATTTTAAAGACATAAGTAACTCAACAATAATTGGGGATAATAACTGGGGATGGTGGCAGAAAGATGTTGCTGGTATTCCACCTTCATTTACATATGATAAAAGTCATATGTTTGGTGATCATAACTCTGTATACGGCAATACCGTAAGCGCACCTGACAACAAATCATATATATTTGGAGAAGATAATTTCCAATACGGGTCAAATGGAATGCTGTTAGGATTTGGCCTTCACCCTGGAACATTAGGATTTGATGAAGGTTCTGGAAACTGGACTTCTCCTTCGAAATCTCATGCAGCTAGTCATTATTTTGACGCTATAACAATTGGTTGTGAACAAATAAATGCAACAGTATCACCATCAGTTAATTATCTCAATCTTTATATGCCTCAAGGTTATATTGATCAGTATGCAGGTAATGACATAACAATACGTGCAGAAAATAATGTGAACATCACTTCAGACTCTGGTGACATTGTTCTAACCCCTAATAACAATGTCAGTATAGACGGTGATCTTAATGTTACTGGATCAATTACCACTGGTGGCGGCATACAAACTGTTCACCGACAGTTCATAACACAAAATACCGGAACTAGAGATCTTAACTTTGCTATAGGCGTACCACTGTGGGACGATATAAATATTATTTCATTCGATTGTATGCTAGGATCTGAAAGTGATGACATATCTGCAGCAGACCTCAGATGGATTCCTGGTGGGTTTACTGGCGGTGGCCCAGCACCACAGGTTGCAGGGTACAAATTTTTTAATTGGACTGCCCATAAAAATGGATCAGGTTTTCCTGAAATAAAGATTCAAGATAGAGGGCCGGATGTGAACAAAGCCGACACACCGTATTTAATATCTATGACATATGTATTAATATAAATAAAAATAAAAGGTTGCTTGAAATATAGCAACCTTCTTTAAATTGAAAACAAAGGAATTGAAATGATTGAATTAACACACGAAGAGTGGTTTAAAATCTATATGATTTTAGATAATCTCGAACCATCACAAAAATACCACAAAAACTTTTTATTATTTGTAGAATCATGGAAACAGATACTGCAATACACAATGAAAGTTTATGTATCAGCATCAGAATCCATCCAATACGATCCAGATTCAGATTTTTACCAGTATAAAGAAGCATTCTTATCACTAGACAATGATGAAGAAGCCATCAGCGAATTAAATAAAAGTCACTTAGACCTTATCCAAGAAGTCAACTCATTAAATAACGAGATAACTGCAATAGTTAAATCTGTAGTATCCTTTCAAAACATATTAATACCAAGACACCTTGTACCAGAATTAGACGAAGAAATAATGCAAGTACTATCAGTATTAATAGAGGGGTACGAAGATGAAAAAAATTAAAATAACCAGAAGAATGTTTATGAGAATGTATATGTTATTTTTCATGACATCATTTCATAATAAAGATGGAATGTTCCAATACTATTTAACTAAAAATATTACGTTAATGGAAGATGAACATGAACGACTCGTCAAGCTAAATAACGCAGGTCTAGTATCTCCTAAAATGCAAGAGTATATCGCCAAGAAAGAAGCCATGGTGAAAGAATGGATTGACAATGGGAACGTTATCGATGACTTGATTAAGCATAAAGAGTTTAAAGAATTACTTAATACATATAAAGATGAAATCTATAACTATGATGTTAATAATAATAAAATAAATTCATTCTTGATTGAGGAAGATGAGTACGAATTAGTACCAATTCCATATCGTTATATCCCAACTGAAGTAGAACGAGAACTATTTGAATTTTTATATATGATCATTGAAGAAGATATTGGTCATCTTATTGGGAGAGCTTAATTATGATTAACTACAATGAACTACTAGAAACTTCAAAACAAAAGTTTCAAGAGAATAACGGTAATGTATTTACTGAGTATTATAACTTCAATAAAGAAGGATCAAATGCTATCGCAATCAACAATATACATAATTTTGATTCTATCCCAATAACAGATCATCAAAAAGAATTATGTAGTAAGATCACATTGGCAACTTCAATAATGAATCGTGAATCCCATTTGATGGAATCACTTAAGACCTGGATTAAATTTCCATTTAAGAAGATTGTCATAGTTGATTGGTCTAGCGACAAACCGATAACTGAAAGCATCAAAGAACATTATGGTATTGATTATAAAACTTTAGATGAACGAATAGAAATTCATCGTGTGTCAGATCAAAAATATTACGAACATGCTTTAGCTCGTAATGAGAAAATGAAACACACAGAAGGATGGGTACTCAGTATCGACTCAGATATATTGCTATCTCCAAGATTCGGAAGATGTATCTGTCTAGGCGATAATAAAAAACTCATTTACAAAAACGATAGAAATAAAAATGACAAAGCTCTATATGGAACAACATTATTTCATAAAGACGAGTTTGATGCAGTGGGTGGTTGCAATACAAAATTCCATGGTTGGGGGTCAGAAGACACTACTCTATTTGCAGATATGATTGACAACGGATGTAAGACTAGACTGTTAGTCGCTCATACAATGTTTCATATCCCTCACAGTGATTATGAGCGAGCAATTAATACCAAGCATGACGACATTTATGAAAGTTTAGCTAATAATAACGCCAGATTGGTAGAATAAAAGCCCTTTTGTACTTTAGTCAATAATTTTTATTGACTAAAGTACATTTTGTTTATATACTGAGTTAATAACTTGAATTAATGTGTCGGAGCATTATGAATATTGAAAAGATACAGGAAGATTCCCTTGAGATAATCATCCCATTATACAATTTAGGTCATCACCTAAAGGAATGTCTCACTTCAGTTTACAATAGTGAATCATCCCTACAATTTACAGTGACAATAGTCGATGACTGCAGCACTGACGACTCTCTTGCAGTAGCTAGAAAATTAGCAATGGAACTAATTGATCACCCAGGACACAGACTCACTTCAGTTTACTCGAACCCGAAAAACGTACACTTGTCAGCCACTAGAAATATTGCTTTAGCTCGTACATCATCTACGCTAATCATATGTCTTGATGCAGACGACATGATTCCACCAAATTACATTGAAGACAATTATAAAAACATTTTAGAGCATGATGTAGATATTTCTTACACCAACTCACAATGCTTTGGTACATCATCACAGTTATTAACCTGGCCTGAGTTCAGTATAGACCTAATTCGAGAGTCCCCATTCATCAATTGTTCTGCAATGTATAAACGAAACGTATGGGACAAGGCAGGGCCGTATGATGAGACTATGAAGTTAGGTTGGGAAGACTACGACTTCTGGCTTTCAGCAGCGAAGAGAGGCTTCAAGTTTAGGAAATGCAACACTACTTATTTAGCCTACAGACAATCAGAATCATCCATGATCAACACTACAAATGAACAAGCAAATCAATTTAAGATCCGTGAACATTTAAGAGAAAAGCACCCAGCTTTTTATAGAGGTTAATATGTCAGAAAATATTTATGATATGAAATTGCACGATGAAATAAGCTTAAATAGTTTTGTCACAATTCGTCGAGTACCTGGTGGTTGGCTTTATATAGACTTTAGTTCTTGCTCACCAAACTCTTCTGTTACATCTACATTTGTACCATCCAACTCGGAATTTACAGGATATAACCAGGACAAAAATGAAAAACATGAATAATATTATACAAAGCCTATGGATAGGCCCAAAACTGTCAGTGATGGAACAACTATGCATCAAATCATTCTTAGCAAACGGACACGAGTTCCACCTTTACTGCTACAATGAAATAGAGAATGTCCCAGAAGGTACAACTATATGCGACGGTAACGAGATTCTACCAGAATCAGAAGTATTTTCATATCAAGTGGGGCCTGGAAAAGGTTCGTACTCAGCATTCTCAAACTACTTTAGATATAAAATGCTAGAAATGAAAGGTGGATGGTGGGTGGATACTGACATCATTTGCCTAAAACCATTTGATCACAAAGGTGAATTCGTATTCAGCTCTGAGATTACACACGAAAACACGCAACACACCACAAGTTCAGTAATCAAAGCCCCAGCAGGAAATGACTTTAGTTACTACTGCTATAATATCTGTGCCGATCAAGATAAAAAGACTCTTGAATGGGGTACAGTTGGCCCGAAATTAGTCAAAGGAGCAGTAGAGTTCTTCGAAATGGAAGCATATGTTCAAGAACCCCATGTTTTTTGCCCTATGGGATACCAACACGCCCCTTTAATTGTACAAGAAGGCATTGACATTGACTTCCCAGAAGAGACCTATGCGGTGCACCTATGGAACGAAATGTGGAGACGGCACGGCATCGACAAAGAAAAGAAATACGATGATTCAACAATATACGAACAACTAAAGTCACGTTACGGAGTAACCAATGATAACTGAAGTAAAAGCCCCCAATAAATATACTCATTCTAACCTGTTTTTGGCTGGATCAATTGAAAATGGTAAAGCCGAAGAATGGCAACAAAGATTTCTTACAGACATGCGAAAGAAATTTACAGTCAACCCAGAAACAAATTTTTTAGTACTCAATCCACGTAGAGACAACTGGTCATTTTGTAGCACTGAAATGGAGAAACAAGTATCATGGGAGCTTGATGGACTAGCATCTTCAGATTACATCGCAATGTACTTTGACCCAGATACAATCTCTCCAATCAGCCTCTTAGAACTAGGTTTATTTGCTACAGAAAAAATCTACATATGCTGCTCGCCCAGATACTATAGATATACCAACATAAAAGTATTAGCACAGAAAGCCAAACTACCTTTATTCAGCGATGAAGAAGAATGGAGAGATGCGATTTTTGCTGCAATGACTGATGAGTATTCATGAATCTAGTAATGAAAGAAATATGGAAACCTGTTAAACACCATGAAGGATTGTATGAAATAAGTAATCATGGAAATGTTAAAAGTTTAAACTATAATGGTTCAAAAATATGCAAATTAATGATAGCCTCTCCAACAAAAGTAGGTTATTTAAGATTGAAATTAACAATAAATAAAGTAAGTAAAGATTATTATATCCATAGGCTAGTTGCAGATCATTTTATATGCAATACAAATATTCTTAATATAGAAATAAACCACATCGATGGTAATAAAAAAAATAACCTGTATTATAACTTAGAATGGTGCACCCATCAGTATAATCAACAACATGCGTATATACAAAATCTGTTAAAAGTACCTTCATTTAAAGGAGGAACCCACGACAAAGAAACTAGAATGCGATGTGGGATGCAACATAATAAGCCCATATCAATACATGGAATAGATTATAAATCTATCGCTGAAGCATCAAAAGAATTAAATATACACAGAACAACAATCGGTAGTAGATTAAGATCGATATCGTGGAGTACATATGAATATATTATATCTTGTTGACAAAACACTGTTTAACACAAAAATGTCAAGAATTAGATTTAGAACAATGGAAGCAGTTGATGAATTATGTGACATCACAGATAATAAATTTTACTGGTATGGCCCAGGTTGGAACGGATGGGACATACTGAAGACAGCATCAGAAAACATTAAAGATGCATTTGATGGTAATTCAAATCACATAAACCTTATAGTAGCATATAAACCTTTAGATATCTACAAGGCAGATGAACTCCATAAAGAATATAAATGCTGCTTAAATTATAATGAAATGTATGATGTTGATTGGACTAAAAAAGAGATCAAATATTTTGGTGCGACATTAGTTATCTGTCACCACTATAACGACTGGGAAAAATTTAATCATTATCCATCATTAAATGCGATAGAGTTCCATTACATTCCACACTCAGCAGATGAGAAAGCATTTAAGCAATGGAGCTTTGACGGTGTACAGCTACCAAAAATATATGATGTCATGTTAGTGGGTGCATATAATGTATCTAATAAATTTGGCAACATATACCCCTTACGTGACAGGCTATCAAAGCTACTTCCAAAGATAGCACCCAAATATAGATGGGGTATATTTAACCATCCATCATATGAAAGAGAAGACGCTAATTCAAATCAGTACGCAGAGTTTTTCAGTAAAGCTTTAAATTCTACCAGGATTGCCGTATGCGACTCTTCTATATTTAAGTATAGATTAGGCAAGTACATTGAAGTTCCTGCAAGCGGAACTGTATTAGCAGCAGATATGCCGATGACACATCCAGTAGACCAAGAAGCCCTTAAAAATGTCATAATCGACATAAATATGGATATGTCAGATCAAGAAATTATAGATACTATAGCAGAATACTTAGAAGACGATACTAAGTATAACCTAAAGGTAAAGAATGGATTGGAATATGCTAAAGCATTTACATGCGAATCATACGCCACTAAATTCTTAGATATAATTACGGATTTATATGAAGATACAAATACACACCCTCAATAATAATTTAGCTAAACTTAATGAAATATTAATATATGATAGCAAAGCAGATGAGTATCGACACATTAGTCGTAGCATTAAACCAGATGTTGTATGGTGCTTATCAATAGAGGACTGGAAGTCTTTAGGTATAGACACGCTGAAGATACATAAGATAGTATTCAGTATGTATATATCAGACAAATACGAATTTAGTAGAAAAGAGTTTTTATTTAGAGACAACTTTGCAGCAGCATATCATGTTGTAGATGAAGAGACGAAAGAGCTAATTGAAAAATTGTCATTTAAACCTGTATACCTTATTCCATATGAAGAAGATAATATAGATACATTTGATAGAACTGTAATTGAAAACTTTAAAACATCCAAAACTTTTCATAAAAAAATAATGGATATATTTAAAGAACTTAAAGAGTAATATGAGAAGGGTAGTATTTACATCGGAAAGATCTAACATGGCGACTGCAGGTTCTTTTTACCTGCGTGCAGTCCAAGTGTACATGGCATTGCAGAGACATGGCATAAAAGCTTTTATGGAGTCCCCTGAAAAATTAGCTACACAGTCAGGAAACATTATATTCTTTATAAAACCTATTGAAAATAGCATGGAAAAGATTGAAACACTATGCGAGAATAACACAGTAATTTTAGATCCTTTAGATTTCATACCAATATTTAAAGACCTACCTCCTGGATTAGTACATGGTTGCTTATTCAACAATAATAAAGCTAGAAATAAGTTTATTCATTTGTTTAAAAATAAAGAAATGTGTCCAGTTATCTATCATCACATAGACTTACGATTTCGGAGCGCAACGAATCCACCAGACGAACTAAAGTTTTTATACTTAGGCACTAACTCTGAAAGAAAAGTATATGCTTACAATGAGTTCGACGATATTGATTACAAATCAATTAATGGCAATCCTTCAGATTTTAACCAGTACACAGATCTTATAGGAAAGTACAACTGTCACTATATTGTTAACGGTTTAAAAGACGCTAAACGAAGATCATACGAGCCTTTCACAAAGTTAGCAATGGCATCTATTAATCACAGTCCCGTAATAACATATAAGAAAGATCACATTGAAATATTAGGAGAATACTATCCTTATTATATAACTAGTAAAGATACAGGTTCTGTAAAAAATATGATAAACTACATAAAAAAGACTTATAAAACTAAAGTATGGAATGATGCAGTCTCTATAATGAAAGATGCTAAAGAGAAGTTTTTACTTGGTAATACAATTCATACATATATAGATATTATAAAAAAACATTAAGGATAAATTGAAATGAAAGTTTATATAGTGTCCGACATTGTTGACGGGCCGATGGGCGGTCGCAATCAACTAGTAAAATTTTTAATACACCTACTCAAACAAAAAAATGTATACACCGATAATGTGAAAGATGCAGACATAATCTTATTTGATTCTTGGCATAGATACAACGATGTCATAGAGCTTAAAAAAATATATGAAGACAAGATATTTGTGCATCGATTAGATGGCCCTATAAAACTATATAATAATATGGATGATAACAGGGACGATATAATATACGCTATGAATGGAAGAATTGCTTCAGCTACTATATTCCAATCTGAATACTCAAAACATAATAATGAGGAGATGGGACTATTAATAGACAAGCCATTCATAGTCGCCAACAATGTTGCAGACAGTAGATACTTCTATAGAAATAAAGATATTACAGAAGAAAAAGATTCATCTGGTAGAATAGAAATAATATCTACTTCATTTTCAAGTAACTACAAGAAAGGTTTTGACGTATATGAATACCTCGATAACAACCTGGACTTCGACACCTACAATTATACATTCATTGGAAACAGCCCTGTCAAATTTAAAAATATAATACACAAACCGCCAATGAATAGCTTAGATCTGGGCAATGAGCTTCGAAACAGCGACTTATATATTTCGGCATCATTGAACGACCCCTGTTCCAACTCTTTAATAGAAGCTAAAGCATGCGGTCTCCCAGTAATTGCACGAAACTCAGGTGGTCATCCTGAGATCGTCGGCAAAGGTAGTTTATTATTTAACGATACTGATAATATACTAGAAATTATCAACGAAACATACGATAACTTAGTCACACTAATGTATGAAATAACCTCAAGAACTCCTAAAGATTTCATCGAACAATATATACAGTTTTTCACAGACCTATTAAATCAGTCAAGGAACAACAATGATTAATAAACCACTTATGGCTAACGACGATTTTATTAAAAAAGAAGCTAAGAAACATTCTTCTGAGAAGAAAAGAATAGTAACAATGTCTAAGAATGTTATTAGAAATGAACATGCAGAAATAATCAAAAAAATTAACGTAAAAAGAATGTTATGTATTGGTTGTAGACATGATTCAGAAATAGTTTCATTTAACAAGAATGGATTCAGTGCGTCAGGTATCGACGTTGCAATAGAGACAGACCTTATCAAGCGTATGAACGCTCACGATATAAAAGAAACTTTTTCTGAAAATGAATTTGATGTTGTGTACTCTTCACATTCATTGGAACATATGTATGATCCTAAATTAGTGTTAGAAGGTATCAAGAAAATAAGTAAACATGGCGTGTTTATTGTTCTCCCAATACAAATAAATGGTCAGCCATCTCATTCGCACCCCACAATGTTTGATGTGATGTTAAACCCACCACAAAGACTAAAAAAAGACAATCCTGTTTTAGACGACTTTAGTTGTCTTGGAGAATTTAAGGTGTCGTATTATAAAAAATCTTATGATGAAATAATTATGTATTTAACTTGGTAATAATTTATGAAAATAGGTTGTATAATCAGATCCGTTGGTGAACGGACAGAAAATTTATGTATAGACTCTGTTGAACAATACATCAGTGATGTTAATATAATAAAAAATGTTAGTCCATTTCACAAGGCTGTAGATCAAATGTTTGAGTATGCAGCTAAACAAGATTGGGACTGGTACATTGGTCTCGATGCAGACGTAATACTTGCACCAGGTTGGTACGACACTTTAGTTAACTACCTCACTCATTTAGAAGGGAATGTTTTTAGAATAGACTTTCAGATTAAAGATAAGTTTGTTGACCCATTATTATGGGGGGTGCATGTTTATAATAATACCCACACTTCCTTATTAAGAGATGTATTGAAAAAAACTACACATCTAAATAAACCTGAGAGTGCCATTGTACACCAATTAAGAACCCACGCAAAGGCAATCAACGCCACTGGGATACTATTAGGATACCATGGATACCACCAATACAAGAAAGACATATTTAATAGATTTGCATTAAGAGCAACCCGTAACCCTGAGTGGTTAGAAAAATATAAATTGTTTAAACACTACGATGAAGATACAGCCATTGGAAAACAAGGATGGAAGTATGGTCGAAAAAATATAAAAAAGATTGACTTCATGGACTACAATAATAAGAAAGACTTTGAGAACGAGTATCCACCTCTTAAAATAACACTTGAAGAATTCTATAAAGAAATAAAGGAGCGCAATGTTTAAGTCTACTCTTGATAAAATAAAACACAAAGATACTTACGGCCCAACAACTTCTCGAAAATTTAAAGAAGATATGATAGAAATTCTTATGGATAAACCCTGGAATGGAGACATACTAGAAGTAGGAATATTTACAGGTGAGACCACTCTCATTTTAGCAAAAATTGCAGAGAAGTTAAATAAAAAAGTATACGCATTTGAACAAAACAGTTCGTACATTAACCAAACACAGAGACTTCTAAAAGCTCATAATATAACTAATGTAGAAATACAATTGAAAGATGTATATACGCAAGAATGGACAGTTGAAAATATAGGCTGTACGTTTATTGATTGTGTTCATACGCAAATGCATATTAGACAAGACATACATAATACAAAATCAGTCATGTCAGGCAAAGGCTTTGTTTTTGTCCATGATTATGGGTTGATTGATGAACATGGTCAAAGTATAAAGCCATATATAGATATATGTGAAATAACAAAGATCGTTAGATTTATGGGTGAAGAATCCGATTGGGATAACATCCAGCATGGTAAAATT